GTGGAGCCGGCCAGTATTCGTGCGCAGCGCAGAACATCATTGACTCGAACACACATTTCGCGACCTACAGATTTCAGGAGAATCGACGAGGTGACCCCATGAGCAAGATGGCAATTGACCATCTGTTTGGGTATATAGCATCGGCCATTATGCGCGGGAAAGTCAAGCATGACCAGTGTTTGTGCTGGCAAACCCGACCAGAAGGCCTCATGGAGCTGTATCCCATCAAGCGTCCCGTCGTCGTGAGTGCGGAGATCGACCCTTTCGAGGAAGAGCCCGCACCTACCTTTCGCGAGGTCTTGCCCACGAGCAATGGAATTTCTGAGGTGCTTGACAAGCCCTACGTCTTGGCATCCAAGCTCCCAGGGGTGGAGTTGGTGTTCGACGAGAAGGGTGATTTGGACGCACCAGCGCTTGCCGTGCGATACTTGCCGTTGATCGAGGAGCGGCTGTTTTATCTCAACTCTTTGTCCAGGGCGAAGGAGGCGATACAGGAGCGGATCGTCCTCCCAGAAGTGCCAGTGACGTTGAGTGAGAAGCAGACCGACGAGATCAAGGAGATCGTCAAGGCCTTGCTCAGTGTACTCGAGCGCGACATCCAAGATGGTTTGCTTTCCAAGTTCTGCCAGTCCATTCTCGGGCTGACGGGATGGGCGAGCCACAAGTGGAAGAGCGTCCGCGCTGCGAATGGGCTGAAGCAGGTCCTCCAGCAGTATGCCCCGCGATACCAACTCAAGGGATCGGTCAAGCTAGAGCCTTCACGACGAGGTAAGGCTCCGAGGCTGATCATCTCTGATGGTGACGCTGGGCAGGTGATGGCGTGGATTATCATCGGCGTGCTCGAGAAGTGGTTGTTCACCAAGTTCCGGGAGCGTAGCATAAAAGGATTGCCCAAGGACAAGGCGATGAAGCGAGTGACGGAGGCTTTGAAGATCGTTGCGAACAGTGTCAATGATCCCGAGCAGCTCCCATCTACTTTGAAGGTCGCCTTGCTCGAGAATGACGGCAGCGCGTGGGACGCCTGCATGTCTGCGATCCTTCGCGAGCTCACTGAGAACCCGATCATGGATCGGATCGCCGCCGAGGTCCAGAAGTGGTGCCTTATTGAGGGCACGCCGGAGTTCATCCAGGCACGCATCGACTCCAACAGGTTCGAGGTGTTGGCAGTCGGGTTCAAGAA